TGATTCATTAAGCTATCCAAGTTTAGTCCCCAAGCCTTTTCTAATTTTTTAGAAAGTTCTCCTGCTTCAACTACTGTTAATTTTCCTAATTGTTCTACTAATGTATCTATTTCTGCCATATTAATATTTAATGATTCTCATAACTTTCATATACCTTATTGAGTTGGTGGTTTACACAAACAAAACTTGCACATTTGGGTATATCTTTTAATCTTCTTGCCCCAATATATGTACAAGAGGATCTTACACCACCTAACATATCTTCTATTGCTTCTTTAACAGGTCCTCTATCTGGTAAAAAAATTCTTTTTCCTTCGTTGCCTCTATATCCATCTTTTCTTTTGCCGTGTATTTCTCTTGCCCGGTCTGAACTCATTCCATAAAATTCTCTTTTTCCGTCTTTTACTTCAACTTCTGATTCGTTGAATCCTGCTAACATACCACCTAGCATAACAAAATGTGCTCCACCACCTAATGCTTTTGATACATCACCAGGTTCATTACATCCACCGTCAGCCATAATATGTCCACCAACGCCATTCGCCGCATCTGCACATTCTACTACTGCTGAAAATTGAGGTACACCAACACCAGCCATTGTTCTTGTTGTACATACTGAACCAGGACCAATGCCAATTTTTACTATGTCAGCACCACTAATAATTAATTGTTCAACCATTTCACCAGTAACAACGTTACCTGCAATTATAGTTTTATCTGGAAATTCATCTCTTACTTTTTTAACAAAGTCTACATAATTTTCATGATAACCATTTGCAACGTCAATTGTAATAAACTTAACATCTGGAAAACTTTTTAATACTGTTTGTAATGTAGTATAATCTTCTGCGTCTTTATCCCAAAGTTTTCCTGTGCCTGTACATACAGAAATGTATTTTAATTTTATTCCTTGTCCAACTGCTTCTTTCCATTGCTCAGGTGTTGTTGTTTTTGTTATTACAGTCATCATTTTATATTCCTGTAATACTTTAGCCATACTAAATGTACCAACACCATCCATATTAGATGCTACAATTGGACAACAAGTATATGATTCTTTAGAGTTTTTAAATGTAAATGTTCTAGTCATATCTACTTCTTTTCTAGATGATAACGTAGAACGTTTTGGTTTTAACAAAACATCTGCATAATCTAAATGTATAGTTTGATCTAGTCTCATTTAGATTCTGTTTTATTTTTTAAATTTAGCCGCTTCTTCTGATCCACCAGTTGCTGTTCCTTTCGTATATGAGTGAGCACCCATTCCAGCAAGTTCTCCATTTTGTACAATTAAGTACGGATCTCTTATTGGTGTGCCATCAAAGAAACATTCTAGTATTTCTCTAACACCGTCAGCATATCTTGTTTGTGCTGATAGTGATGTTCCTGATGTATGTGGTGTCATACCATGGTTTGGCATACTTCTCCAAACATGGTCATTAGGTGCTGGTTGTGGAAACCAAACGTCTCCAGCATAGCCACTTAACTGTCCAGATTCTAATGCTCTTGCAATAGCATCTTTATCACATATTTTTCCTCTTGCAGTATTAATAATATACGCACCAGGTTTACATTTACTGATTAAATCATCATTAAACATATGTTCTGTTTCAGGGTGTAATGGACAACTTATATTAATCACATCACAAACTGCTATTAAAGATTCAACTGAATCATGATAAGTTAAATTTAATTCTTTTTCCTTATCTTCAGATAATCTATGTTTGTCAAAATAATGTAGATGTACATCGAATGGTGCCATCTTTCTTAACATATCATAACCGATACGTCCTGCCGCAATAGTACCTATGTGCATACCTTCAACATCATAACTTCTTTTTACTGCATCTGCAATATGCCAACCACCTTCGTTTACTATTCTGTGTTGATTATGATAATCTCTAACTAAAGATAAAATCATCATTACAATATGTTCAGCAACTGATCTTGAATTACAATAAGTTACTTCAACTACATCAACTTTACGATCCATTGCCGCTTGTAAATCAACGTGGTCAGATCCAATACCTGCTGTAATTGCCATTTTTAAATTTGGTGCACTTTCCATTTTTTCTCTTGTCAAGTAATATGGCCAAAACGGTTGAGATATAACAACGTCAGCATCAACTAATTCTTTGTCTGCTTGACAACCTTCTCCGTCTTTGTCAGATGTAACAACTAATGTGTGTCCAGCATCTTCTAAAAATTTTCTTAATCCTAACTCTCCAGATACACAACCTAATAAATCACCTGGCGTAAAATCTCTGCCCTTAGGTGTTGGTAGTGTCATTCCGTCTGGATATTTTTCTAATTTTGGTAGATCCTTAACTGGATAGCTTGTAGGCATTCCGTCTTTTGGATCGTCGTATAGTATACAAAGTATTTTCATTTATTTCTCCGTTATGTTCTAAGATATTTAAGCATGGTATCAACATCAGATGTTTCAAATGGATCTTGGTCTTCACCTATATCATTCTTGCCTGATTCTATAAACATTTTGATTACTTCACCGTTGTCTACAACTGCAGAGTATCTCCAGCTTCGTTTGCCAAAACCTAAATGTTCTTTGTTGATTAACATACCCATTCCTTCAGTAAATTTTCCATTACCGTCGGGAATCATTTTAATTTTTTCTGCTTTTAAATCTTTTGCCCAAGCATTCATTACAAATGCATCATTTACTGATATACAATAAACTTCATCTATGCCTGTTTCTTTAATACTGTCAGCTTTTAATTCATATCCTGGTAAATGTGTGCTTGAACACGTTGGGGTAAATGCACCAGGTAACGAAAATATAACTACTTTTTTATTTTTAAATAAATCATCTGTAGTTACATCTAACCACTCACCTGCTACTCTAGTTTTAAATGTTGTGTTAGGTATCATACATTTACTACCATTCGCTACCATTCTATGTTCACCGGGTGAAGGCCACATTTTATTCATATTATAACCATCCTTTAAATCCAGCATTTGGATTTGTATAGATTGAACTATTTTTATCATTTTCTCTTGCTTCTACACTAATAACCCAAGCACGTCCTCTTGTTTTTTCTCGTAAATGTTTGTCTGTCCAATCACAAAGATAATGTGCAGTACCTTCCATACCAGGTCCCATTGGATGAGTTCTAATTCTACATACTCCTGCTTTTTCTAATTCTCTAAATTTATCCATATATGGATCTTCTTCATCAAGTACTAGAGTATGGTCGTACATATGTTCTAGATGTGCTTTTAATTCTTTTAAGTCACCATAGTCAACTGCAAAGCCTTCTTTTGTAAATGATTTAACTCCAAATACAAAATGAAAACTTCTGCTGTATCCATGAATTACATGACAGTTTCCATCGTGTCTATATTGTCTATGAGCACAAGGAAAGTTCCAAAAACTTTTAGTGGAAGTAAAACATTCTTCCGTTACATTATCAAAATCATCAGCCATTAAAAAAATCCTTTTCGTTTATTGCTTTATCGTCAACCCATTTATCATAAACTGGTTTACCTACGTTAATTGATGTAAATTTACAACCCCATTCATTAAGTTGAGCTACTGTATATAGATACCAGTTTTTTCCAGACATTCCTCCTCTGGAAGTCCAATAATGAATTTCATGACCTTTATCATATAATTCATTAACCTGTTTTATTTTTTCTAAATCAGGTTTACTATTATCATAGTCGCTACCTTCAGTATAACAAATGGTCCCGTCTATGTCAATGTAATATATCATATTATGTTAACCAGTTTGTCCAAATTAATCCTACCGCGGCAACTGTTACCAAAGTAATATTAGTCACTATTAATGCAGGCTCTTTCCAAATTATACTTACTGTTAGCCAAAGGACTCCTCCTATAGCTAAAATGATTGGACCTTCTGGATAATATCCTACTGAATTAATCGCAGTTCCTATAATTAAAGTCGCAGTGGCTAACCATTTAAGCCACCAAGTTATTTCACTTATCTTGGCCAACTGCTACTATCAAGTTTTCTAAGCTATCAAAAGCTTCTGAATACTTGCTCCAATCACCTTTATGTGCAATTTTGATTGCCTTATTAATTAGGGCAGGTTTGATTTCTAATTCTTCGGCTACTGCTTTTACGGTGTCTTTTAATCCTGCACTTAAATCTTCTACTTCTGAAAGAACGTTTGCTCCTTCATCTACTATTCTTTTTAATTTGGCTTGTTCTTCTGGCCCATAAGTTCTTTCACTCATAATTCTCCTCAATAAATTTAACTTATTTTACTTAATATTGATTGAAATGTCAAGAATTCTTTTTGATTATTCTTTATTAGGATTTGGTTTATCAATTTTTGGTTTATGTTCTTTTAATTCATATGCCCAAGTATCGCCATCACCGTAATTGGCTGACCATTTTGGATTATCTTCTACACTATATTCTCTTGTGCTAACTTTAAAATCTGCTGTTTTAGTTTCATGAGATACTAAACTTTGCTCAAACCATCTCATTCTGTTATTTGGTTGTGCGGCATATTGTCCGTTATCTAATTTCATTACATTAAATGATTTGTGTTCATCAGGTATTTCAGAAAAAGTTGTATTGAGTTCATTGTCATTGCTATGGCAACTATCTATTGTAAACATATATTCACCACTATGCATTTTTTTGTCTTTACCTAAAAATGAACAACGAAGTCCTGATAATGTTGCTTTTTCTAAAACTGTAATGTAATATGAAAAGGAATCCCAAATTTCTAAATGATCTAAAGGTAAAAATTTACTTGTATCTGCATCTGTTTTCCAAACGTATGCACTCAGAGGTAGTTTATCGTATAATGCACCATATTCTGGAAGTAAGGATTCTATATATAATGCTTTACCTGATATACTTTTTACAGTAATCCAGACAGCAGGAGTATATTTGCCTTGACCTAATAATTTTCCGTTATCATCTTTTTGCAGGTCATAGAGATATTCCATTCTAACATAACAGTCTACTGGCGGTAAGTTTGCTATTAAATAAGCCATACCTCGGTACCTCCTCTAATAATTTTTCCATAACGTAATTATAAGAGTATTTATTGTATTTTAAGGAATTGACTTTATTTTGATAACTTATTTTGAAGTTTTGTAGAAAGGTTTTCTTTGTAAGAATCTTGTGTATTAGTTGTTTCTTTTTTGTCTAAATAGTCATGTAAAAACGCATCAACATCTTCTATTGTTTTAAACGTTCCTAAATGTTTGTCACCTTGCCATACTTGGAAATCACCATCTTTACTCTTTGTAGTGTATATTCCATATTTGTTCATGTCAGGCATAGGATTAGTTTCACCTACGTAATTTATTGAATTATTAAATTTTTGTTTATAATCAAAATGATTGAATACAGTAGTTAAGTAATCAGAAGCTTTAGTAATTTTTGCTTGTATCCAGCCTTCTAGTCCTTCAGATTCACTAACACTTTTCATCATGTCATGAAGTTTAATTGAACATTTTGCGGCTTTATATAAGTCACCTCGTGCCATTTGCACTTCGTGGTCTGATTCAGCTTTTTTAGCCTCGTCTGCAAAATTTTCTTTAACTTTGATTTCTTTGTGCTTCATAGTAGTATTTATACTCGCTTAATAGGTTGCCCAAATAAACTTACGTTAGGCATTTCGTGAGCACCTTTAACTCTACCGTCTGGGTGTTTAGGTGTAGCTACTTTAGGTACTTTAGGAGCTTTCCATCCTGATTTTCCTGGATACCCTGTATAAGATTTTTTAAATCTATCAGGACCAATTGCAACTTGTGGATTATTTACAGTGGCAATATTACCAGCCGAAGTTGCTCCTGCTGTTGCATATTCATCTACTCTAGTACTTAAAATTTCTCTAATCTTCATAATACTATTTATTTTTGCCTTTATAGATTTGTTTGGCTCTTTTACTAATGCTATATTTGGCGTGAGGAACTTTTAAATTCTTTTTACCGTAAACGTTACCAATTACGTGTGGGTAGGTTACGGTCTTGGCATTAGGGTCAATGCCATAATGATGATCGTGTCTTCTTTTGATTTCGTTGATTTTCATTGTGAAATGAAAAGACAAACCTAGGGGAAACTACTAGTCTACTTTGATTATATTTTTAATAGCTTGATGTAGTTTTTCTGCAGTTCTAACACCCAATTGTCTATGTGCATACTCTTTATCTCCATCGATAAGAGCATTTACTTGATCAATCATTTCATTTTTGGTAATACTACCGTTCTTGAAATTTGTGTTTATTGTTACTGCACTCTCGGCTATAGTTTTAGCCCAGTTATTTTCTGCTACTACTTCTGCTAATGCTGTTTCGTCTGCCGCCGCCATAGTGTATCTCCTTTAGTGTTATACTTGTATTTATATTATCTTAGCTTTTTAATTGTAGTGCCTAACCCTAGTTTTTTAACGTTTTTGAACTCATCTCCGGGCTTAACGTCTACTGTAGTGTTTTGTTTAGTAATAATGCCTACACCTTCTTCTTTTTTATTCTTTATAAGTTGAACAATTTTTGTTCTGGACTCTTCTAAAGGTAATGCTACAATTTCAAATATTTTCATTATAATTTACCTCTTTTTAATTGATCTTTAGTTACTTTATAAGGTACTTTTTGTACTTTACCACCTTTAGCAAGAAACTTTTGCATCATATCATCAAGTTCTTTTTGTTTTTCTAGAGGGCTTTTTTCTGTTTTGCCTGCCGTGTAAGCTCTATTGATTGCTATGAACTTGCCCATATTGTTCTAACTCCGTTTTTACTTTACTTATAGGATTCCTGTTGGCCTGATATAAAATTCCATAACCACCCGATGCTTTCCAACGGTTTAAATTTTTTGGTCTATCGTCAATTAGTATGTTAGATACTCCTGTTCTCTTATCTTTTGCATATGATTCTTTACGCCCAGTAATAATAATTTGATTAGGTGCTTCTATGTTTTGTTGTAACCAAAATCTTTTGCCATTTGCTGAATTTTCATGGTCACCTCTTAATGGAGATGATAATATAGAAAATGTACCACCTGTAAATTCTTTAACAGTTGCAATTAAATTATCAGCAGTAGGAAATTTGGGTAATGTTTTAAAGAAATCTGTGCCTGTTATTCTAGTAATAACTTCTTGTTTAAGATCTTTAGTTTTATCAGATACTAATTGTTTCCAGTGGTCAACACCATATAATTTTTCTACGCCACCAAAGAAGTCTGCTAAAACTCCATCCATATCTACATAAACTATTGGTTTGTTTACAGGCTCTCCGCCTTCCACTTCAAAATATTTCATTAGAATTATGCAATTCCTATATGAGTAACTTTAGGAAACTTTTGTTTAATATGACGTGCAAATTGATTGAATTGCATTATTAATCTATTATCCCAACCTTCTGGTTTACCTCCACCTATCATAGTTGCTCCACCTCCGGATTTATCAACTGTTGTAGGTACTTCTCCAGATGGTTTATTAATGTGTTTCTTTAACCATTGAGTTGTAATATTAATAAATTTATCTATAGGCATTGGTCCTGCGTCTTCAAAATTAGGGTCCATACCTAATGAATTTAATACATCTCTCATTGAAAAGTTTGAAAGATAAGGACTTTCATCTTCATCCCCCATGCCATCTGGGAATTCCCAAACGTCTTGCATTTTACCATTAAATTCTTTTTTAGTTAAAAAATATGGATTTAAACTTGCCCCTTCTTTCATAGCACTTTCATTGTCAGGCATAAATTTTTCATATTTCTTTTGCATATATTTTACTTGATTTAAATCTTTACCTATATCAAGTCTTAATTTTACGCCTTTTATATCTTGTGTAATTTCGTTAGCTTTTTCATTGTCACCTTGTTCTTGTGCAATTTCTAATGCAGAGTTCATTGCTTTTACAACATCAACACTATTGTTTAATGCGTCATTAATTGAACCAACACCTGCTAAAGTTCCTATAATTATTCCAGCCGCCGCTAACTTTCTTAGATATTCTTTTACACCTTCATCTAAATTTTCATCTTCATCGGACCAATAAGAAGTAGGGTCCATAAATTTTAAATCTTTCGCTACTACATCTGTTTCACCTTTACCATCTCCGTAAGATATTGTGTAAATGCCTTCATCATCATCTGTATAGTCAACTATTCTTACAAGTTTGCCTGTTGCTATTTCTCTAGCATAAGTTCCAATTAATCCTCTATGTTCAGTAATTGATTCTTCTTTAAAATCTTTATGTTTGATGTATGCGTCAATAATTTTATCATCCATATCGTGTAGAGTTTTCCATTCTGGTGTATCTACATATGGTTTTGCAATAGGATTATCTCTATCTTGTTCTATAGGACTTTCATTTGTGTTTTCTTTAGCCATTTTTGTAGCAGTAGCATACATTACAGATTTGTAATCTTTGCCATATCTTGCTTTAAAATCTTTGGCACCTTTCTTCATGCCTTTGACATATTTTTCTTTTTTAGATTTTTGTTTTTTAGATAATTTTTTTTCGGAAGTGAAAAAATCTTTAGATCGCATTATTCTGCCCTCAATGCCGATTTTTTCCACCCTTTAGCAAGAAACTCGTTATGTTTACTTTTAGGAATTAAAATTGTTTTACCATTTTTATGAACATATATTTTAGGTACTGATTGACCTAATCTTTTTAAGTCAGCTGGTTGCATACCATCACTATCTTGTTCTTTTGCAACAGGTAACTCTGGTTGTTTCATTCTTACATTTGTTATACCCATTTTTGCTAACTTCTCTGGCATTTTAGTTACAACAAATCTACCACTTGTATCTTTGTCATCAAATTCGTATCCTGCTGTACTCATTAAATCTCTAATTGCAAAGTTTCCATCAGAAGATCCAAAGCCTTCCCCATCTGGCCAATCTGCATAATGTGGACCATTAGCAACTTCTTCACCTGCCGCCTTTAATTCTTTTGCAAAATTTACATATTCTTCTGCTGATAAAAATTTTCTCATTACAGCCATTCTAACTAAATCCATTCCTGTTCCGAATGGTGCTTCTTCTTTTACTTTACTGTCTTCTTTTTTAATTGCTAATCCTAGATGATCTACATTTTCAGTTGTTTCTTGTCTGCCAGCTTGTACTCTATCCCAATAATGTGAACTCATGTTACCGTAACCATGTCTCCAAGCTATTTGACGTAATGTTTTTTCATCTTTATCTTTAAATCTGTCTGCTAATTCTTTATCAGTCATCATAGCAAGTTTTTGTTTGTGCTTAATAATTGATGCTGGCATTCTTTCTTTCAATCCATAATCTTTTTTATCAAAATTTAGTATTGAAGCTAAATCTTCTTTTGCAGAATTAGTTTTATATACATTTTTAATTGAATCAATTAAAGGTGGCCAATTTTCTGAAATAACTTTAGCCTGAACTTCTGCAAGGCCATAATCTTTTTTAAGTACAGCCTGGGCCATTTCTAATCCGTGCATTAAAGAAGCCTCAGCTTTGCCTAATAAAGTTGCTTCCTTATCTTCTTTGACTGATTCATCACTTCCTGGACTTGTAATAGGTGTGTTTTTTAAAGCTGGATCTTTTTTAAAGGCTGGTTTTAATTGTTTTCCTTTATATGCAGTTTGTCCTGTAGGTACTTTTTGTACTTTACCACCTTTAGCAAGAAATTGTTTCATTAATTCATCGCTAGATTGTTTTTTTGTATCTTTGTTATCTTCAAATTTACTTCTTAATCTATCAACTTCCATTTCAAAGTCTTCTGAATTCATAAATTCTTGCCAAGTTTTATATTGTGCTTGATATTCTTTTGCGCCAGACCCTCTAAAATAAATTTCTTTAGCTAATTCTTCTGGTGTACCTGGATCTGTAAAATCTGATAAACTAGGTTCATGATCTTCGTTTGCTTTTCTTAATGCATCAGCAACATCTGGATGGCTTGATAATCCTTTTGCAATTTTTTCAATATTTTTTACAGCGGTTGTATAATTATCTATATATAATTTAGCATATGCTTTTGCTTTTGCTATTTGACCAAAAGAAAAGTTTTCTTTGCTATCTTCTTTAGTTGATTCTCCTTGTGTTGCATAATCCTCTGCAATCCAATCAAGAAGTTCATCTGTTTTTTCAAATTCTTCTAATTCTTCATCAGTTAAAGGTGTGCCATCTATATATTTTGCTCCAAGTAATTGAAAAATCATATCACTAAAATCCTGCATTTCATAGTCTATGCTATTATGATCTATTTCTTTACCACGAAACGTTATATTGGCATAATCAACTTGTTGATCTCTTGCTAATTTGTATGCCTGTTGAGCTCTACCGTCATCATCTTCTCTTTTTATATTTTTTTCTGCCCAGTTTCTTAATTCTAATCTTCTTCTTCGGATTTCTGCCATAAGTTCAGGATCGGTTCTGTTTACAGGATCTAAGTCCATAGCGTGAAGATGTTTCATTAATTCTCTATAATGCTTTTCATCTCGTGGATCATCCATTTGCCTAAATTCGGCAAGTTTGTTAAATCTAATTGATTTATTAAGATCACGTAAATTCATTATCTTTTTCTACCTCTTAACCCTGTAGTTCTTTGCATAAGCGGTCTACTAAACCATAATTTAAACCATCCTGGATCACCGGGTCTTAATCCTAATGCTTTTTCTCTATCTTTAATTGCCTGTGCAGTATGAGTCATATTATATTCTGTTTCTTTTGGTTCAGAATCTGTTATTCCTGCTAGTTTTTTTAATGTCGCTATTTCCATATATAACATATTTATTATTATGCTGGCACATTTAATTTAGATCTCAATTTATTGTACAGCATTTTAGCCAGCTTTCTATCGCCTGGAATTGCCCTTAAAAAGTTAATTTCGTCCCCTCTAGAAGCCATATCACGTACTCTACTACCACTTATACCTTCTACACCGTCTGAATCAGGATCTCTTGTGCCTGCATTTATAGTATTAATGTTATCAAACTGATATTCTGATCCATTATATTTGTTTAATAGTTCACTAAACTGTTTAACTCTGTCACTTCCTGCAACATAGGTAATATCTGTATAACCCATTGACTCTAATTTTTGCATAGCTTGAATAATTGTTCTAACATTTGGGTCTCCAACTTTAATACCTTTAAACATTTGTTGAGCAAAGAACAGTTTTTCAGCAAATCCTAAAGGATCTGTTCTCGCTTTTTGAGTATGTGTTAAAAATAAAAAATGATCGCCAGGTTGTGATTGGATTGTGTTTATTAATTTTTGATGACCAACAGTAGGTGGATTAAATCGACCAAAGGCAAATGATGCAGGTTTGTTAATAGCTTCGGTAAACTCCTTTGATCTCATTATGCATTCTCGGTCTCTTTATCAACATCATCTTGCTCTGCTTCTGTGTCAATAATTCTTTGTTGTAAAGATTCTTTGTCTTCATCCTTAATAACTCTGTCAGGTCTGGCCTTTACATCAAATTGTTTAAAATATTGATTAATCGCCGCATCTATTAAAGGTCTTATAGTTGAACTATCACCTGTTTGTTTAGCTTTATCTACAGTAGGAAAATATTGTTTTCTATAAAAGTTTGGATCATTAATCATAAAATAATGAATATCATCCATTATGTTATAATCCAACTCTATTGGCATTTGATAATCTGTAAATTCGTTAATCTTCATAATTCTCCTTAATGGTTTAATAATACGGAATTAATTGTTCCATCAGTATATACCACGTGTGTTCTTACCCAAACAAAATTGCCTGTAAAATTAAATAATTTTGAACCATCTGCTTCTGCTGTTCCAGTTGCAGTACTAGTATGAGTAACACTACTAATATCAAACCAATCACTAGCTAAAGGCGTAGTTGCTAACGTGGCTTGTAATTTAATAGTACCTATAAAGCCCGCAACGTTGATTTGAGTGGTATGAAACCCATCTGCTCTGCTGTAATACCCATCACCTTTATAGGCAGTACCTTCTACAGTCTCAACTGTACTATCTCCCGGGTGGGAAGTTGCTGACATTATTGTTTCGCTAATAGCTGACATACTGATATTTATCCTATATGCCTGTCCTAAGGTGCAAGGCTAACTCTTGATGAGTTTAACAGCTTCTTCGTAGGTTATTGTAATTTCTTTGTCTTTGGCGTCTATTTTAGCTTTACCACCATTTTTTAACTTACCAAATAGCAATTCTTTGGACAGAGGCCTTTTAATTCTATCATCTATGAGTCTTTGCATAGGTCTAGCACCCATTTTATCGTCATGCCCTTTTTCTACTAGCCAGTCTATAGCTTCATCACTTAATTCTAATACTGTATTTTTGTCTTTTAGTAACATTTTAAGTTCTAGCATAAATTTACCAACAATTTTTATTAGTATTTCTTTAGATAGTTTCTTGAATACAATAGTACCATCTAATCTGTTTCTAAATTCTGGTGGGAAGAATTTTTTCATTTCTTTATCGTCATAATCGTTGGTTGCTCCATCGCCACCGAATCCCATAATATTTTTATCTAGTTGATCTGCACCTAAATTAGTAGTTAAAATTAATGTAATATTTTTACAGTCTGCTTCTTTACCATTGTTACCCATAATAGTTCCTTCATCCATTATTTGAAGTAATATTTGACTTACATCAGGGTGTGCTTTTTCTATTTCGTCTAATAGTAATACACAATTAGGATGTTCTTGTAATTTTGTAATAAGCAATCCTGTATTTTCTTCAAATCCTACATAACCCGGAGGTGATCCAATTAATTTTGCAACTGCGTGTTTTTCTTGATATTCTGACATATCAAATCTAACTAATTTTACACCTAAATGAGTTGAAAGTTGTTTTGCTGTTTCTGTTTTACCACAACCAGTTGGGCCCATAAACACAAATGATCCAATTGGTTTATTATCTCTTTTTAATCCTGCGTGTGCTACCATAATTTTATCAATAATTGCTTCTATGGCTTTGTCTTGTCCGAATACACCGCTTTTCATATTTCTATCTAAGTTATTAAGAGCTGAAGATTCTTTTTGTTGAATGTTTTCAACTGGCATTTTAACAGCTTTTGCTATTTCAAATTGAATTTCTTCTGCTCCTATTACTTTTTCAGTAGTAGGATCTTTAAGATTAAATCTACTACAAGCTAAATCTATTAGATCAATTGCCTTATCAGGTAATTTTTTATCGCTTTGATACTTAACACTAGTCTTAACTGCTTCATTAATTGCTTGATCCGTTATTGCAATATTGTGAAAGTCTTCATAATACTTTCTAAGTCCGTGTAATATTTTAACTGTAGTTGGTTTATCGGGTTCATCTACAGATATTCTTTGAAATCTTCTCATTAATGCTCTATCTTTTTCAAAATATTTTCTATATTCTTCCCAAGTAGTAGATGCTACAACTTTAAGGTCACCTTTAGTTAATACTGGTTTTAATAAATTAGCTAAATCATTACTATTTGTAGTTCCACCTGCGCCTGCTCCACTAATATTGTGTGCTTCATCTATAAAACAAATGGTTTTGCCTTTCTTTTTTAGTGCAGATAATACAAGTTTAAATCTTTCTTCAAAATCTCCTCTATATTTAGAACCAGCTAACATTCCACCAATATCTAAATTATATATTTTGTAATCTTTTAAAAAATCAGGGCAAGTTCCTTTTTCAATATTAAATGCTAGTCCTTCTGCAATAGCAGTTTTACCTACTCCAGGGTCTCCTACTAGTATTACATTGTTTTTTTGTCTTCTTCCTAATGCTAATGCTATGGAATTTAATTCTTCTACCCTTCCTATAACTGGATCTATTCTTTTCTTTTTAACTTCACTGTTTAAATTTGTTGTATAAAGACCTAATGCTCTTTTTGCCGCGGATTGATCCACTTCATCTTCATATAAAGTTTCCATTTCTGCATGGATATACTCTTGAAACTTGTCTTTGCTTATTTCAGTCTTCATTATAAAGTAATAAGCCCAGCTTTTCTTTTCACTCATCATGCTTAAAAATACATCTGTAATATCAATATGACTTCTACCACTAAACAACACCTGTGTAAATGCTCTGTTTAAGATTCTTTCTACGCTTGTTGTTTTTTTAGGTTTATATTTTGTAACATTAAGGAGTGTTATAGTTTTTAATTTAGTTTTAAGGTATTCTTCTACCTCTGTTTTTAAATCTTCTACATCAGCACCGAAGCCTTTAATCATATTTGAAAATTTATCAGTGCATAGCATTGCAAATAGCAAATGCTCTACAGTTACGTATTCGTGCTTTAACTTTTTAGCATCGACTACTGCTTTATCAAAAACTAATTGTAACTCCTGACTAGGTTCTACCATTTTCTTCCTTTAATGCCTTTTGTTGCTTTTTTAAAGCCATATCTAATCTTAATTTACTGACTCTTGCAGGATTAACGAACGTTATACCCTCCAAATGGTCGTATTCATGCAAAAAACATCTTGCATCATAACCACTAAACTCCATTATACACTCTTTTTGTTTGCTGTCAAGGAATTTAACGGTAGCCTTTTCTGGTCTTCGAACTTTAATCCATAACTTTGGAAAACTTAAACAACCTTCAACATCTTCAACTTTATTAAGACTTATTTGCTCAATTGTAGGATCAATTACAGCAAAAGGTTTAGTAATTCCTTTAGTATATTTTGGAAATATTGTAAAAATCCTTGCATCTAAACTAACTTGATTCGCCGCCAAACCTATACCGTCACTATTTGTCATAATAGATATCATTTCTTGTTCTATTTTTTCAGAATCTAAATTTTGCCAGTCAAAGGGCTTAACTTTTTTGTCTAAAAATTCGTTAGGATATTTAATTAGTTCCATATTTTAATCTTTGTAAAAGTTTTAACATTTCCGGATCGTTTATTGTAGGTATTTCTGCTTGTACGGTCATATAGATATTACCTCTATTTCTTCCGTGTAATTTAGGTAAGCCTTGTTCACTAATACTTAATACTGTACCTGGTTGACAACCTTTAGGAATTGTAATAGATAAGTTTTTATCATCTATTGTTCTTATTTCTTTTTTAGTTCCTAATAATAAATCAAATACACTTACTTTTTCTACACAATGTAAATTTGCACCATCCCTATGCCATTTTCTATGAGGAGTTACTCTAATTCTAACCATTAAATCTCCTCTTTGTATACCTGATATAGAATTATCACCTAAGGCGTTAAATTTTATTGTAGTATTAGATTCTATTCCAGCAGGTAATTCAAGATTTACACTTTGTTGTCTTCCATTAGACAATCTATAAGTTGCAATTAAAGATTTACCACTCATTACATCTTCTAAATCTATTGTAGTTTGAATTGATATATCTTTATTTCGCATTCTTTGTCTTCGTCCAAAAGGACTAGGACCTCCTCCAAAGAATTCGTGTATCACATCACCGATATCATGAGGGAATCCACCGAAGTCACCACCTGTATAGGTTCTTGTATAACCTTGTTGTCCGCCACTAGAATCGCCGAACTGATCATACATAGTTCTTTTTTGAGGATCTTTAAGGGTGTCGTATGCTTCGTTAATTTTCTGAAACTTCTGTTCGTCTCCACCTCTGTCTGGGTGGTGTTTCATAGCTTTCTTTTTGTATGCTTTTTTTAAATCGTCTACAGAAGCCCCTCTTTTGACACCTAATATATCATAGTAATCTGCCATAATAATAATATAACAACTTTTTACCAAAAAGTCAAGTTGTATTTGTATTTAAGTAGTTTTTGATAATGTTTTTTGATTATTTTTTGTTTTTTGGAAGTGATGTTCCAGGCTTACCAACGTATAAACCAAAGAATGCCGCGCCAGCACCAACGATAGTTGATATGTACATGGCTTGTGAATTTGTAGGATCAGGTAACTGCATAAACCAAGTTACTGATTTGTAAAAAGCAAAAATATAAGCTAACATCACCATTCTAGGAATAACTCTAAACTTATCTAATAGTCCTGCTAATTTATTATACCATGTAGGTGCGTCGTCACCTGTATCAGGAACAAGATCAGTTTTAGCAAGTTCATATTCTTCAGTAGTTCTTTTAACTTTAATTTTATCTTTAGAAACTAACATATCTTCGTTTAAATCAGCCATAATTATTTTATACCTTCAATCTTGGCATTTCTTTTTCTATGTCCGTTCCATGCAAACCAACCGCCTAGTCTCAATGACCAATATGACAAGTAGTTCATAGTATAAAACCCATTAACAAAAATGTTAATATCTCTAAATGTTTTATCCATCCATTTTTGATCTTTAATGCCAATAGTTTCTTTTTTATTTTTAAGAAGTAGTGTTTGATACTTGTAACCGTAGTCGTGTACAAGTCCACCCATTAATAATACTCCAACTGGAGAGAAAAAAGTTCTTAGAAACTTCGGAATACTTGCACCATCAAATGTAAATCCTGCAGGTATTACGTAATCAGTTCCGTTTATGTTGTAGGTCCAATCTTTTGTGACAGTCCAGTTTCTTGTTGATAGTATCCACATTAATATACCTTTAAAAAATCCTATGTCTTTTGTTTCTATTTTAATTGGTTGCATTTGTGGAAATTCTGCATATGTAAATTCTACTTTAGGTGGTTTTCTTTTATCTAATACATTTATAAGCCAACCTATTAGAATAAAGACAATCACTAAAGTCCATTGCCAAAATTTTATTGCAAGTGCTACTATAAATTCCATGTTTTCCTCTGTTAATTAACTATGTAGTTATTTATCTGATTATTCTTCTCTAATTATGTACTTAATTGGTTGATCTGATTTAACAACAACGTATTTTTCAGTTTCCATATTTTTAAATGTAATATGGTTAGGTTTAATTTCATTAAATTTACGAACTTTTAATGTAGTTTCACTGCCTTCAAACCAATAAGTCAGTTCTGCAGGATAACCTACAATCCAATACCATATGTTAATTAGAATCTTCATCTGTCTCGTAATATTTTTTATATTCTTCTAGTAAGTTAGTTGTTTCTTGTAATTTTTGTCTTATTTGTGCAAAGTTTTTCGCAAGTACTTGAAAGTCTTTGTCTGTTAAACCAAACAGCACAGGATCTATACCTGCCGCTTCTAATTTAGCAAATACTTCTTCTGCATTTTCACTTGTAATAATAATCCATTTAACTTGTTCTAGTTCTAATGCTGTTGGCATTGGGTAGTCTAATTTTTCTCTTGGTTTCTCAATTGAGAATATTTTAATTTTCTTCTCACCACCTATACTGCAACCAGTAAGGAAAACAATTAATGCTATTGCAAATATTTTATTGATATGGTACATAACTTGGGTTTGCTAACGCCGGGCATTCCGGGTTAATCTCACTTTTCTTTGTTGCTTTTAATTCTTCTTCTGTGTGTTCAGCACCTGAGGCCAATTCTAAACATCTTGCGGCATTTTTAGCACCTTTGTTTATAATTCTTTCAACTGCTTCTGTTCTGTCTATTGCAAGTTTACCTACATCTCTATTTTTTTTGGTAAATCTTTTGTCTAAGTCTTGTAGATCTTTTTTGAAAGTTTGTATTAGTACATTTAATTTCTTATTACTTTCCAATATTGCTGTGAAGTCTTCTTTTTGTTGTTCTAATACTTTGTTTTGTTCGGTGATAGCAGTTTCTAACTTGAATTGATTTGCCTTAAGGATGGCGTTGTCTGATCGTAGTTTCATTACGTACATTCCTGCACCCGCAATACTACTGATTATTAGAACTGCAAAAATTAATCTTATACTTCCAAACATTTTATTCGCACCTACAATGAACACATACTATAATTTCATATGTTCTACCATCATAATCGGTCTCAGTTTCTTTTAAGACCTCACCACAATGTGCTTTTCGACCACAATTATTACAATATTGCTCTTCTTTCATTATGTATGTATTTATTTGTTATTCTACCAGGTCTGGTTTATAAACAGTTTTGCCATCTTCTTTAATAGCTCGTAGACGTTGCATACGGTTTGCTCCACGATTATAACTGACGTGAACCCACCCTGAATCGGGTATTTCGGGGTTATGATATTCTAAAATTACTTGGTCGAAAGTACAATTATCTGAAATCCATTGAGCTACATAACGATTACCTGTGCCTGGACATTCAATATCAGCCGCTTTACCTTCACAATGTTGAGATTTCCAAGAACCACCAATGGATTTGTTTAATACTACTCCTCTATAACCTGAATTAATTGCTATTGGACCAAAATGTTCTCTAACTGGCTGAAGAACCATCTCACATAGAGCTTTCATATTTTCTATATGTTCATCTGTAGGGGTATTATCAATATTTTGACGTATTGCTGTTTGACTTCTTGTAAATTCTTCTGTTGTAAAATTAGCTGATAGTTTCATATTTTTTCTTAAGCACTATACAAAAGTTCTTATTTTCAAGAACGTATTTGTTTCCGTATATAGATATATTATAGTCTCCTATATACTTACTCAAGAAAATTATTTCGGGAAATTTATTGAATTCATAGGATTCTTTAATTGATTTTAGTACTTCTTTAGTATTACCATAATCCAAAAATTCAAAAAATATTGGATCATGACGTCTTTTTTTAAAGATTAATGTTGTGTCTTCTAAAATTATATCGTCTACATAACTATCTTTAAAGAAATTTTTATAATTCTCCATAGGAGCTTCTTGTATTGCTGTTTCGTATGCAGTTGGATCAAATGGAATAACTTCATCTAAAGTTTTTTCGTCTGCAGGTATACTTTTGAAATTTTTGTAGTATCTAAATCTAAATTCTTTTAAGTTTGTTAATTTTCCAATACCATCTAATAGTTCTGAAACTTGTTTTGCAACTTGATTGTTTCTTTCTAATTCTACAAATACTCTATATTTGCCATCAGCTTGTTCTCCACTAGATTTGTCAGCATCTAGTACGAAATTATATCCTTTTTCTATAAAATTTACTAAATCTATTGCAGGTTGTTCTCCTAGAACTGAAAAACTAGTGACTACTATGTCTTTGTCGTCACCCATCTTAGATTTAAATGAGTCAATTTCAAATATACTGTCAGTAGTAAACTCTAAATCGTTTTTTTGAAGGCCCATTAAAATGTCTCTGTGTCTGCAGTAGGTTCTGTTGTTTCAGGTGGTGCTGGTTGTTCTTGTGGTACTTCTTCTGCTGTTGCTGGTTCTTGTGCATACAATTGTTCTTGTTCGTAACCACTATATATGCTTCGAATTAATTCTTTTGGCATTAAAATTTCTACTAACCAAATAGGAGCCTTGTCTAGTTTACCTTTTTTAGTTCCTGTTCTAAGATCTCCTGGTTCTAAAACTTGTCTAGGGACAATAAGTTGATCTTTTTTGTAATATACTTTACATTCGTAGTCTGTTAGTCTTTTACCACCTGCAGGATCAGGCATTTTGCTTCTAGGCCACATAAAAGTACATGATACAAAGTGTCTTTTGATTACTGGTCCAGCGGCTAATTCACCATCTTGCCAGTTATCATAAACATATAGGTCTAATTCATCAAGTACTCGTTCAAAGTCTTTAAGTACCGTGAATTGAGTGTCTTGATCAAATACATTTTGTACTGCTTTTACTACATCTACTGTATCTTGCATATAAGGTCCCTTTTTTATATTTATCTAAAGACTAGTTTCTTCTTATAAGGTGAAAACCATATATAGTAGGGCAAGGACCACTAATTTCACCAGGTTTTAAGTTGTCTAAATACGTTATAAAATCTTTATCCATTTTACTAGCCAGAAAAGTTCCTAAATTTCCATTGTTTGCCTTACCACTAGGGCAATCACTATAAATTTTTGCGGCTTGATCAAAGGTATACTTGCCTGTTCTTATTTCTTCACTAATTGCACCAGCTAAAAACAATGCTTCTTCCCTACACATTGTTCTTGTAGAACTTACTGCTTCTGTATGGCTTACTAATATGTGACTTGCTCTATACATTAATCTCCTTTTTCATCAAAGTCCTGATATAATGTATATTTTGCTGTTAATTCTTCACCAGCTTTAATGTCTCTAATTGTTATAAGGTATTTTACAGGTAATTGGTGCCAGTAACCTTTAGTGTTTTTACAATTAGGGTTATCTGAATGATTATAAAAGGCTCCAAGAGCTGTTCTAATGTAACCATGAGGGAAATTTTTATTTTCTACATGAACTATTCCTAAGACAGTGTCTGAATCAAAGTCTTTTGTAGCAAATAGTCCTAGTCCTTGGACGTTAGAAGGTTTGATTGTAAGGCCATCTGGTAGTGGTTTGTACATTTATATTAATCCTTAATTAAAATGTTATAATAACGAATACCGCAATGGCAATTACTAAACCAATTGCAATCATACCGGCAATCGTATAAATTCTATTCATCATCTTTTAAGTATTTCCAACTTATAGGAAAGTATTTACTACACTCATCAGAAATTTGATCGCAAATGTCTCTCGTTTCTTTCTGCACATCAGGTTTACACCTAAGGTTGCATACTCTAGCAAACGCATATAAACTTCCAGACCAATACCATTCAGTCATCATTGATTGAGGTAAAATCATTCGAGCTTGTTCAGGTGCAATACCTTTATCAATAAAAGAATTATATAAAATTAAACATTGTTCCATAGCTGTTTCGTAAACGTGCTGTAATGTAGGATCAAGATTAATTTCTCCAGCAGATCCTTGTTTAGAATTTACTGGACGACCTCTCCAAACTTCTGGTTTAAATAATTCAGGTGGATAATCTACGTAACGTCTACTAACTTCGTTCCATATTAAACCTACCTGATGTTTAACAAGTTGTCTTGCAACAAATACTGGTGCTTTAATTCTAAATTGTAAAGATGCGTGTCCGAAAGGTGACCAATGATTATGTTTAGCCAAGAATGCAATTAGTTTTTCATCTTTAGCCTCAAATTGTTCTTTAGTTTTTGCATAAGATACTCTAGCGGCATTTACAACCGTTAAGTCAGTACCCATTTTATCTACTAATTCAACCTGCATATAATTCATTCCTTTTTTGAACTGGATAATTATTGGTAAAACAAGCATCACAGAAACCTTTACCTTGTACGGCTTTATGTAAACCGTCGACTGAAATATATTCTAATGAATCAGCACCTATAAATTCTTTAATTTCTTTTATATTACTATCTCCAGCTATAAGTTCTTGTCTGTTTGGTGTATCAATGCCATACCAACATGGTCCTGTGACTGGTGGAGATGCAATACGCATATGAATTTTTTTAGCACCAGCTTTTTTTATCATTTTTATAATTTTTTTAGCAGTAGTTCCTCTAACAATGGAGTCATCTATAACGGTAACTGTTTTATTTTCAAATAATCGCATAGCACTATGTTTTAATTTTACACCTAAGTCACGTATTTCTTGTTTAGGCTGTATAAATGTTCGTCCTATGTAGTGACTTCGTGTAAGTCCTAGTTCAAAAGGGATTTTTGATTGGTTAGCATATCCAAGTGCAGATATTAATCCTGAATCAGGTACTGGAACAACCATATCAGACTCAACATAAGTTTCTTTTGCTAATTGTTTGCCTATTCTTTTACGAACATCATATACTAATTGATTATCTATAATAGAATCGGGTCTAGAAAAATAAATGTGTTCAAATATACAAAAATGTTTTTTAACTTTTTTATCTAAATGATATGTTTCTTTTTTTACTGTTGTTTCTTTACTGAATACTATAACTTCTCCAGGTTCAACGTTTTTAATGTCTGTTGCACCGATTAAATCAAGTGAACAACTCTCAGATGCTACTGCATAACCTTGTTTATAACGACCTACCATTAATGGACGAAAGCCATTACTATCTCTAGCAACAACTAATTTATTATCCATTAATGCTACTATGCAAAATGCACCATTTACTAGATTTAATACTTTAAGTAAACGATTAATAGGGGTTGTTCCTTTTGTACGGGCCAATAAGTGTGGAACAATTTCTGTATCGGTAGATGTTTGAAATATTGCACCGTCTTTTCTTAATTTATCTCGCCAATATACTGAATCAGTAAAATCTCCATTATGAGAAATAGCAAAACCACCAAAATCTAAATTATAAAATAAAGGTTGTACATTATTTTTACCTGTGCCGCCAGTAGTACTGTATCTAACGTGTCCTATAGCTACATTACCGGGAAGGTTTTCAATAATTCTGTTTTTACTAAAAATATGATCAACTAATCCGTAAGCATTTTGAAAATGAAACTCTTTATCGTATGAAATAATACCAGCACCTTCTTGACCTCGGTGTTGTAAAGCATGAATTCCGAGTACTGCAATTTTAGAAGCCTCTGGAACATTATATATTCCAACTATTCCGCACATTTAGAGATTTTGTAGTTTAATCATTGTTGCAGATAAATTAATTTCGGGATCTGCAACAAATGAATGATCCACTAATCCTTGTTTAATAATTAATATTGCTTTTTCTTGTTTTTGTTCTTCACCAAATAAACTAATATTGTCATACAACCACTTATATATGTCTTCTATTTCATCTGGTCTTGCTTGACTACATACTAATTTTCTTGCTTCAGCTATTTTACCTGCTTTAAATAACTCAACCATTTGTAATTTGTAATCTAAATCACCTGTATCTGCTTTTTGTGGTTCAATTAACTTTCCTTCTTGTGTATTCATTTGTACAGTATTAATACATTTTCTTAAATCAGGATAAGTTGCTTTTACATAAGTGTCTAATGTGTTAAGATCGGGTGTAATGCCTTCGGACATTAATATTTGTGCCACCCTTGCTGTGAATTCTGTTTGATCAATTCTTTCTATATGAAAACCTTGACATCTTGAATGAAGTGCTGGTATAACTCTATTAGGATAGTTACAAGTTAATATGAATCTTGATGTTGTATGATATTCTTCCATTACACCACGCAATGCCGCCTGTGCATTTGGACTTAAATAATCTGCTTCGTCTAGTAATACTACTTTAAACTCACCAAACGGAATCATTTGTACAAAATTAATGATGTTTGTTCTTACTTCGTCTACGGAATTTGTTCTACTTGCATTTATTTCTAATACGTCCAGGTCATTAACTTGTAATTCGTTTAAAAGAACTTTTGCAAGTGTAGTTTTACCTATACCTGCGGCACCTGAAAATAAAAGATGGGGAATGGTCTTTTCTTTTAACCATTGTTGAACCTGTTTCCTTTGATGATCGTCTCTAAATACGTATTCATCAATTGTTTTAGGTCTATATTTTTCTACCCACAACTCTTGCATTTAATATATCGTCTTATTTTTGTATTCTTGTCCTATTCCAGACAGTATTAGTATAACATATAATACAATCCAATACCAACCAGTAATTGTGCCAGTTAAATGGAGTACCATTAATGCTATTCCTGTTAAACCTGTTGTGTTAATTCCGGAATTTTTTGGATCTGGTAATTTCATATACGTAGTATATGATAAAGGATGTTGATAGTCAAGTGAATTGTTATTCTAATAGGTCACCACCAGCACTATATTTTAATCTGGCTTGATACCAATCTTTTGGTTTGTAATTTCCGGTCATCATGACTGCTTTGGCTTCAACAATTCGAAGAACTGTTTCTTTTCCGTTTTCATCTGTAAAACTAAAACCTCTTGACCATCGTCCGTGTTCGACTAAGATCCAGTCCCCTTTTTTGTATGTGTCTTTATTTTTGTGACCTTTAGAAACTACTTTACACCATCTAGGTTTAATACCTCTAGTGTGTCCATCGTCACTTCCGATAATAAGGCCACCTTTGGTTCTTGATTCTCCAAATTCCATGTCAGAGACTAAAACTCTGTCATGAATAGGTGTTATGTTTCCTTTAATGAAATATTTTAATTTTGGAGGTTCGAACATTAGTATTAGTTAATGTTATTTTTTTACAAAATTACCGTCTGCGTCTTCTACCCATCCGTCTTCTTTTTTAACTTCTGGTTTAGGCTCTTCTGCTTTTTTAACTTCTTTAACTTCTGGTTTTGGCTCTTCTGGTGCAGGTGCTTTTACTTTAACATCAGCAACCTTTTGAGGATGGTCTCTGTAGTAATCTTCTAATACTTCTTCTCTTTTACGAGCAATTTTTCCACCTGGGCCTAACTCATCACCACGTGCATTTACACGAGCATTGCCTACCGCAGGAGTAAGTTCGTTTCTTTTTTTTAAAAGATCCATGTCAACCTGTTTACCTTGCATTGTTTTGTAAACTTTTTGTCCTGTTTGTCTTATTGCCATTTTATTCTCCTAGTATATTATATTATATATGTATTTAGCGAAGGAACTCTCGCCAGTTTAGATTATACTGTAATGAGTCTATTTTATGGACACCTAGTAAGAATAATACGTAACTAGCAACCGAACTTCCTCGTCCTACACCCCATATAATATTGTTTTCTTTCATAAAATTAACAAGATAATGTAAAAATCTTAATAAGTTTATAAAGCCCATTTCTTTAAATGCTTCTAATTCTTCATTTACTCTATTAATGCTATTTTGGTCACCTGGACATATGCTACGAACATATGATTCTATATCAAAACTCTTATAACTGTTTGGCATAAACCATTCATTTTGTAAAAGTTTGTCAAAAGATTTTAAATCAATGTCTAATGATTTATAAAATTTAAGTTGTTGACCTGTACCAGTTAATTCAACGGATTTATTAAATTTTTTTGTTTCTTCATTGTCATCTGCTAGTACATTAAACAATAAATCTTCCTTACCTTTATAGATAAGGTCCATTAAGTCATCCGTACCATATTTCGGTAACCCTAAAGTATCTATTTGCATTTATTATATTTTAATCTACATTGATGAGATTGTCAAGATCTTTTCCAGTGTCTTTAGCCAATTTAATAGCTTCTTTGGCTAATCTAGCTCTTAATTCTTCTTGATAATCCGTAATAAAGAAATTAAGTTGACTTCTTAATTGAGGATTTCTTGCTTTGAAATATTTGCTTCTAAGTTCGTTTAATTTTGTTTCTAACTGTGCTGTGGATAAGTTTGAGAGGTCGTTATTTAATGGATGTATATTGTTTATTTGTGGCATTATGCATATGTTCCAAGATATCTAGCAAATACTGTGACACCTTGATCATACGTCCATAATTCTATTATCATTGAATTATTATTACTTGTTACGTTAAAAGGTGCAGGAAAATTATCATCCTTTTTAATAGTTCCACCACTTGCCGCTAAAGTTAGTTCACGAGATGAACCATCACTTACTAATGATATTACCATACTTTGTAAAACATTTGCTTCAGTGGCCCAGTCTGCTAAAGTTAATGTAAGATCAGCACCTATATTAAATGTTTGAAAATTACCGTTAGTTAAACTAACATTTTGTCCGCTTGTTACTGCTCCACCGTCAAAATGTTTTGTATAATTACCTTTAAATGTTGCACCAGTAATTACGTTACCTGAAAAGTTATTTTCTGCATTTAATTTTGCAGTATTAGTTTGCAAAGTTTCAATTTCTGATTTAGCCGCAGTAAAATTATTCTTACTTACATTGAAATTGTCTCTAAATCCTTGGCTGTTGTTATCTTGTCCAGCTACTGGAAATGTTGCATCTATACTAGTTGTGTCTATATTGCTTGCCATATCTTATATCCTACAATTATTTATCTTATATGTTATACTGATAATCAGGAAAGAGTATATATTGTTCCTCTGCTACTCCTGTTGTACTATCTATTATATACCTATCTATCTCAAAGTCAAGAGTTTTGAAATCAAAACCACTATTTTTAATAGCTAAAGCTATTGTGGCACTAGATCCGGGTGTACAATAACATAATGGTATAGCAGTTACAAAGCCTAATTGCTGAACTGTGCCTGCTTGAGCAGTTCTCATCCAAAGAGGTAAAAATCCAGGTGCTGATGTTCCAATTGCTTCGATATTATCTCGCATATTTGTTGTATTAGCAATATACCTAGTATCATCTTCAGAATCTATATTTAAAATACTAGAATCTACTTTTATAACACCACCTTTAGGTCTAAATCTAAATGGATCTGCTTGATTATAAACTACTGATCCTACATTTGCTACAGTACTACCATCTACTAACGTAACTGTAAGTGTACCTGCAATTAAATCTAAGAAAAGACGTCCTTCTCTTGCATAAATTTGTAAATCTTCTCCTATAGCTTGAGTAGATAATGCTGTATTATTTTGTAGGTATATCGTATATGTAGAACCTCCTACATTTAATTTTGTAGTATCATCAGTAACTTCAATTTGTGTATGATTTATGTTAAATTTTTGACCACCTGCGTGTTTAAAACTTTTTGCTACTTTAGTTCCTTTATTATCTTGAGGATCTATAACATCTACATATACAATTTCATATGCTATGGTATTTGTTCCTTCATATTTTGCGACAGCAGTTTTTACATCACCTAATTTATATTTTTTTCTTTTATGATTAGATGCAGTTGCAGAAACATAGTGATTAATTGTTTTTTGTTCTATTCCTGCGTACATTAACATTTTTAATTTCTTTTGTACACCAAATGTAGGATCAGTTTCTCTATAGATATGTTGAGGAGCAAATACATTGGGGTTTGATATAAATGTTTTAAATGAATCTCTTGCAGTTAAATTAAGTAAAGGTTGAACATATAAATTGCTGTATAATGTAGTTCCTTCAACGTTAACTGTTATTGAAAATGTTTCAGGTACTGCACTAAATCCATATCTATCTCTAGCAGTTACCGTAAATATAAATTTTCTATCTATTGACGTTAGATCACCATCAAAAGTTAAACCAGATTCAAAGAAAGTTAGACCAGCAGTAGTACCAACTGCATATTGATTAACTTTACCTATAATTTCACCATTAATTGTTAATGTAAGTCCTGGTGGTAATGAACCAGATGTTAAAAAATATTTCATTTTAGCATCAGGGACAGTACTTGTAGCTTCTATTTTAAATGTACTAGTGTAACTTGCATTAATAGTTCCTAAATCAGTAGTAGTTGTCCAAGATATTGAACTATCAACTTCTCCTAAAATTTTAACTGTAAATGTTTTAGTTGCTTTAGGTAATGTAACAGCACTTTGAGAAGGAGTTACAATAAATTGTTTAAATGTAGTAGTTCCTTTAAATGCACCAACACTAATATTTTCACTATCTACAAAACTTCTAGTAAGATTTACATTAAGAACTAATTTATCTATTGCAGTAGCATTTGTAATTCCTTGATCTGCTGGTTCTCCTTCATTTAATACTGTTTGAACATTTTCAATTGTATATTCTTCAGTTGCACTAAATTTTAAAATTTTTCCAATGTATCTATTTTTATCTGCTCTATTATAAATGAAAATTTCATTAGCCGCTCTATTAATTAATGTAGGATTTGTTTTAAATGTTGATGCTTGATAAACTGAACCTGTAAAAACTTTTAAATCCGTTCCAATTAAACTTTTATCAAGTTGTAATACATCATATTTGTCATTATCATCATTAGATCCTAATATTTTATAATTATTATCATTAACAACTATTTCTTGATTTTTTAATTCTTCTAAATCTGATATACCATCTGCTGTTCCTAATGGTAATTTTGCTACTTTTAAATTTGCAGTTCCTTGCATTTGGTCTTCATAAGGATTTATTGAAACTGCTACTAATGAAGATTGTAAATCATATCTAGTTGCTGATACTGTAAATTTATATTCTTTAGTAACTGCAGGTTGATAAGGTACTCGACCAGTTATTTCTCCTGTTAAAGCATCAATAGACATTCCTGTAGGTAATTTACTAAAACTATCATCATCATTTTTAGCTTCTAATATATAAGATACTGTACCTGGTACTGTATTAGGGTCATATAGTTCTAAAAAAATAGTTACATAATTATTTGCTCTTTTGTAACCTAGATCTGCTGGTGTTAACCATTGTGGTTCTCTTAAATATGTTCCATCTGAAGTAAAAACTCCGGAGCCAACTTGCATAATGGTGTTATCTGCTCTAAGGAAATCATCACCTACAACAAAAATTTCAAATGTTCTACTTTGAACAGTATCGCCATCAGTTGCATTTACTTTAAATTCATAATATCTATTAAGTTTTCTTGGTGATCTTATTTTATTATTTTCATTAAAGTATGCGTAGTTTTGTTGAATATCAAAATAATAACTACTTGACGGGTATGCTCCTACACTACCAAAGTCAAATGGGTAAGATGCATAATTGTTTGAGTCATAAAAACCTGTTCCTGACTGAATATCTAAAGCTAAAATAGGATCAATTACACCAGTTAATTTTCCACTATCGCTTAATGTAATTCCTGGAGGTAATTCTCCTCCTTCACTAGGAATATAATATTTTAACGTATCACCAGCACTTAAATCAGAGTCAGTTACTGACAATTGATAACTTAGATAAGAACTATCTAATATAAAAAGTTGATTATTTGCTCCAATTTTTAATGTACCTTCAGGTGTAATCCAAACTGGTGCATCTGGACCTTGTACGGTAGCTGTAAAAGTTCTATCTTCTATAGTTGGATTTTCACCGGCTGTTTGAGCTCTTAAAACAAATTTATATTCTGTGTTTCTTGCTACTTCGAAAAAAGTACCTGTAAGTGTATTGTTAGTTAATCTTGTTCCTGCTGGTAAAGTTCCTGCAATTAGCGTAGTGAGAGGAGAACCTACTACTGGTAGGTTTATAGTTGTTGGAACCTTTTCTTGATAGGTTCCTAAATTATGACCGGTTGTGACGCTCCATAATGACATACGATTCTTATCCTTTTTTAATATTTATCGTAAGAACAATTATGCTAAAGAACCTAAATCTACGTTTGTTGCGTTTGGAGAGGCTGGAGTACCCATATCAAGTGGTTTTAAACTTTCAAACCATTGCATTAAGTTACTAACAGCAGTAGGAAGAATTCCACCTAGATCAAATCCTACGATAGAGTCAATATTACCAACATCTATACCTTTTACAAGTCCATCTACGTTTTGAACTGTTAAAGTACCTAGATTATTAATATTATTTCCTGCCGCGTCTAAGTTTCCACCTAAGGATGGAGCTATTTCTCTAATTAATTTTGAATCTATTGTTACGTCAGTGCCAACACCTGATGTTTGTGTTGCTCCAGTACCTAAAAATCTTGCTAATCCAGTACTACCTATTGGAGTAAGGCTACCAGAGTCAGTTACAACTTGAATACTAACAATTCCTGATGAAGTTATAGTAATTTGATTGGCATCAGAACTAAAACTAACGTTTGGTCCTGCTTTAAGACTTTTAAATTTTAAATCAAAGTCTGTTACTGTAGAAAATAAACCTTTAGTAGTGGCATCATCGGCTAATAAGTTAGATGCTGTAGTTTTTTCAGGATTTCTAGCATCTAAATCAGTAAAATTATTATTAACTTTAATAAATGCTTCTCGTAAGTCGTCACCTGTACCATCATTTGCTAAAGTACCGACGTTTATTGATGTAACTGCCATTTTTATCTCCTATTGATATTTATCAGGTTTAACCATAACTGAAAGGTGTACGACCAGCCATTGGAAAATAAGCAACTTTTTGTGATGCACCTAAAATTGATTTAGCATTGGTCCAATCAGTACTACTACCTGATGAATATATTGTTTCTGTAGCATTTTCTCTTATATAATTAAAAACTTGCTTTGGTGTCCAGTCTGGATGTGCTTGTAAGACACAAGCGGCAATGCCAGCCATTTGAGGTGCCGCCATAGATGTTCCATTGAATCTTCTTTGTCTATAATTACCATTCTGATTATATGAATTGTTATAGCTACCAGAATTGGTGTTTGACATAGCACTCATAATATTAGAACCTGCAGTCCATATATTAACTCCTGGACCTCTATCACTATAAGTTGATGTTTTGTCGTATGTTGAATTTTCTGATGAGGCATCTAGAGCTCCTACAAAAAATACTGGAGCAGAATCATCATTACTAGTAATTGCTCCTCTATGAGCATATATTCCTGTAATAGAACCTGAACTTCCTGACACATACCACCAAAGAATATTATCTTGGTCAGAATCACCAACGTCACAATTATAACTGCTAGAATTTCCTGCTGATTTAGTACAGACAATTCCAGCATCAGCCATTGCTTCTATTTCAGCTACAGTAGAAGACATAGAAGTGGTGATTTCTTTATAAATGCCACTTAACGTTTGAGATGGATTCATTCCATAATCTTGTAATGCTAATATAGTTGACTGATAATGATCAGTTCCTCTATATGTTGCCGCTAATATATTACCTTCCCCTACTACATAATTAGGAGTAGAAGAAATATTGATCAACACACTTACACCAAAACTCATATTAACAACAGTAGGTCTTCCTGTATATGAGCCATCATTAGGATCATTTTTTTTATTATGCCATAGTCTAACTAAATCGTATGCACTATCACCTTGTCCATTAGCATCACTTAAATCAACTCCGGCACCACCGCCAAGAGAAACTCTTAAAATATAGATATCTGCATTTTTGGCCCATCCAAAATGTTTTCCTGCAACTGTACCTGTAACGTGAGTTCCATGTCCATTTGAGTCTTCATATTGAGTTCCTGGCCACGTACCACCTACTCCTGCGGCAGTAAACCAGTTAATTTCTTTTACACGAGAAACTCCATTTTCATCTTGAAATTCAGGGTGTGCTTTTTCTATTCCCGAATCCATAATAACTACATCAACGCCAGTACCATCTAAAACATAATCATAATCTCCACCTGGATCTGATTGACTTACTCCAAAATTATTAGTTTTAGAACAATGTCTTAATAATCCCCAATTTTGTTGATCACCAGTATTTGAATTATCTTTACTAAAATTTCCACCTCTATATTTGTCAAATTTATAAGGAATATCTATTTTTAGTTCAACGTCTTTTATTCTTGGATCTTTTGATAATTTTTCAGCTTCATCATCTGTTAAATTATAATGTGTAAGTCTAGGATTTTTATTTCTTACTTTAACTGTTGTTACAATTCTATCTGGAATTATATTTGAATCTATTGAATCGTCTGCAGAAGTATCTCTTGTAAGATCACTAAGAATATCTTGCCAATTGGTATCTCTTTTGTTTATAACAATATATTCTTTTACGTTTGAATCTTTAACTGTATCTTTACGAATCTGCATTAGACAGCTCCGTTATCGCTTACATATCTCCAATTCGATCCATCGTAGTATGCTGGTTTGGAACTTTGATCTGATACAGCAACCACTGTTCCAGCACTTGCAGTGAAAGTTGCTAATTGAGCCGCTGTTTTTCCAAGTAATTTTATTGGAGCATCAAGTATAACTTCACTAACCGGATCTAATGTGATAGTTGTTGGTGATGAAATTGTATATGTTCCTGCTAATGAAGAAGGAGCTGATATAGTACCTGTTTCTACTGTTGTTGCAATAATATTTGTAGCTGATAATGTATTAGTTCCTGAAGCCCATGTTAAATCACTATCTCCAGCAAAAGCACCACCATTATTATATTGAAGTTCTGTTGTATTACCACCTGGAGTACCTCCACCACTAGCTGTAGAATTAATTGTAACTTCATCTGAACCAGAATCAGTTGTAATAGATATATTTGTACCTGCAACTAAAGTTAATGTATCTGTTGATGAATCGGCTACAACATCTGATTGACCTGATACCGCAACATTTGTAAAAACATTTTGAACTACATTAGGAGAAGTGTTTGTAATAGATAAAACATCTCCTGTTATTGTTGTACCTACACCAGTACCACCTGATATTGTTAAAGTATCTGTTGCAGTATTTGCCGCTGTCGATCCAGTGTCAGCATCTATAGTTGACCATAAATTTTGAGTTACATTAGGTGAACTATTCGTAATAGTTAAAACATCTCCTGCTACAGCCGTTGAAATACCAGTACCACCAGCAATTGATAAACTATCTGATGTAGTATTTGCAGTTGTAGTTCCAGTATCGCCAGTAACAGTTGCCCATATGTTTTGATCAACATTAGGAGCAGTATTTGTCCATGTTACAGCATCAAGACCAGCATCAGTTGTTATTTGCATTCCGGTGCCAGCCGCAAAACCTACAGAGTCAGCATTAGAATCAGCAACAACATTACTTTGTCCTGAAACTACTATATTTGTAAATGCATCTTGTACTATGTTTGGTACAGAGTTTGTAATAGTTAATTGGTCAGTAGCTGAATCAGTTGTTAATGTTACTCCTGT